CAACATCGAAGCCTCTGAGATCAATATGTCCTCTGATGGCGCTGTTAAGATAAAAGGTAGCAGCGTCAAGATCGAGTCCACTGGTGGTATGGACCTAAAGGCTGGCGGCGCAGGAAATTTTACTTCTGGTAGAAAACTATCTCTTAAAGGCGCAACCGCAGCATTGGCTGGTGCGACTGTCGATATTCCTGCAGCCAAAATCGGTTTACAGTCTGGTTCTGCTGCAAGTGCTTCTGGAACTGGACTCAAAGGTGGCGGGACAGCACCAAGCGCAGAGGAGCAAGAGGAGGCTGCAAATACTGCGGCGGCTGCGTCAAGTACAACCGCAAATACTGCAGCCAGTGCCAATTCAGTGGGAACATCTGCTTCTGTAAGTTCTGCAGCTGCAGGAGTTGATCCGAAAGCAAATCCAGATAATGCTCTGGAAGAAGTAACGGTCACAGCTAAGAAAGTTGACGTTACAGAAACTGCATCCAAGACAGTCTTTGGTAAGATAGTTGACGGTATTTCCTCAACTGTAAGTGGAGTTGTTTCAGCAATTGGAGGTGCTGCAGACTCTATCATCAAAGACTTTGCGAGTTCTTCTTCTATTGGAGAACTATCTTCAAAGATTGAAACATTTGCAGGTTCTGTGAACGATAGTAAAGGATTGATTTTGGATCTTAAGACTGATCTGAAGAATGGATTATTAAATAAAATTGATCAAGTTGCGACTGGTGCGATAGAAAGAAACATAGATTTTAACGTCGACTCTTCTATAACCAATGCAATAAATGAAGTTAAATATGCAGGATTAGCAGCGGTCGATGTAAAACTCGGCAAACATATCTATCCTAAAACTGAGACAGTCACATACAATGAACCACCTCCTTCTGCAAATACAGGTGATTAACAATGGCTATATCTGAAGCAAGAGCAAAAATCATTGCTAAAATTGAGGCGAAAATACTCGATAAAATTAACGATGCAAAAACCAATGGCGGAACATTCTTACAACAGGTATCAACTGTAACAATAGGTGGAAGACCAGTTGCTGCGCAAATTGGTGGATTGGGTGGCGGTTTTTCTTCACTCAGTGGAGCGTTAGAATCAGTAACTTCTGCAGTTCAGGCTGCAGGAGATATCGCTGCTTTAGTTCAAAACCCTATGGCATTGGCTGAAAGCGCAGTTGGCAGTGCAATTTCATCAGTGAGTGGGCAGGTCGGAGCAATTGCTGGACAATTAAATGGTGGACAACTCAGCCAACTTTCAAGTGCAATTTCTGGAATATCAGGAACACTCTCAGATTTTCAAGCACATACTGCAAACCTTTCAGGTCTTGCGTCTGCTATCGGAGATGATGTTCCAGACTTTAATAAGATAAAAGAACTCGGAGAATCCGTCACAGCATTTGGTAACGATACTAGAGATAATTTCATTTCGAGTACTGCTTCGGCTCTATTTTCCGATACGAAATTAAACGATGTGAAAGACACTTTAAACGTTCAGGTTTTGAGTAAAATCGATTTAATAAAGCGGCAAGATGCAAATACCGTAGCAGGACAAACAGCGATTGCAAGTTATGTGACCGAGATAACAAACCTACTAAATAGTTCAAATACTGCAATAGATACAATTGTCACTACTGATACACACAATTTCAACGAAACCAGTAATAATTTGACAGCCTCAACCACTGTTAACAGTTTAGCAGAGGATTTCTCGGATACTAATAGCGTGTCATATACATTATTAAATAGAATTGGAAAAGAAAGCACCTTATCCGCATTTAACAGTGCAATATCAGAATCTACACAAACATGAGTTTAATCGCAAGAAAATTTTCAGATCTAGATCTTAACTTCACAAAACATCCAGTAACAAAGGATGTTTCGCGGAAGATCAATGAAAATGCGATCGCTGGAGCGATTCGTAATCTTCTTCTCACAAGTCACTACGAAAGACCATTTAATCCAGATCTTGGATCAAATCTAAAGAAATTTCTTTTTGAGCCAATTGATAACGTCACAACATCTCTCATTCAAGATTCTATTTTTGAAACGATTAAGAATTTTGAGCCTAGAGTTACTATTTCAGAAGTTGTAGCAGCTCCAAATTTCGATGAGCAACGATATGATGTTTATATTACGTTTTTCGTAAAGAACACTATCGAACCAATTACAATCTCATTCTTCCTAGAGCGAATAAGATAACATGGCAAATCCAGAAGCAAAACTTAAAGTCGCCGAACTTGACTTTGATGCGATTAAAACTAATCTAACGAATTTCCTCAAATCTCAATCGGAGTTTAGCGATTACAACTTCGAAGGATCAGGTATGTCTATCTTATTAGACATTCTTGCATACAATACTCATTATATGGGTTACTACTTGAACATGGTTTCTAACGAAATGTTCATCGACACTGCAATCAAAAGAGAGTCAGTAGTTTCTCATGCTAAACTGTTAGGCTATGTTCCACGTTCTCGCGTAGCATCTCGAGCAGTAATTGATCTTACAATCACACCAGTTGCAAACGATTCAAATAGTTCAATCACAATTCCTCGTTTCACACGCTTTATTTCAGAAACAAAAGATGGTATTAATTATATTTTCGTAAACCCATCTGCAAGAATTGTTACAAAGAACACATCAACTGGTATATTCAACGTTGATAATCTTGAAATTAAAGAAGGGCAACCAAACGCAATTACGTTCACATATGATGCTCAAACAAATCCAAAACAATATTTTGAATTACCAGATAATGGAATTGATACCTCAACAATTCAAGTTGTTGTTCAGCGCTCAGCAGAAAATGCAAATCAAAGAAGTTATATTCTTGCCCAAGACGCAACAGATGTCGATGCAGATGCTGCAGTATATTATCTCGAAGAAAATAAAAACGGAAAATATCAAATTTATTTTGGAGATAATGTAATTGGAAGAGCTTTAACAGACGGCAACATTGTCATAGTCAGCTATATTATTACTTCTGGAACAACTGCAAATAATCTAAAACAATTTAAACCAGTTGATACCATTTTAAATGGCGCGACAGTTGCTGTTACTCTCGAGAGTGAATCTACTTCAGGTGCACCAGAGGAAGATATTGAGAATATTCGATTTACTGCGCCAAAGGCTTACATTTCTCAAAATCGTGCTGTAACAAAGAATGATTACATAGCCTTAATTAATCGCGATTATCCATACTTCGAAGCAGTAAATGTTTGGGGCGGCGAAGAAAATGATCCACCTGTTTATGGTAAAGTTTTTTACACTGCAAAACCATTAGGTGGATATGAGATCACAACAACTGAAACAAATTTTATTAATGAGAATATTTTAAAACCATTTTCAGTTTTAACAGTCACTCCAGAGTATGTTCGTGCAGATTATAATTATCTAATCATTTCTGCTGATGTTAACTATGATCCTACTCAAACAAATAAGAGTGGTGATGAGATGAATGTTGGAGTTGTTAATACAATAAAAGCATTCTGTAATCAAAATTTAGACACTTTCAATTCAACATTTAAAGTTTCACAATTAGCACGCGCAATTGATGACTATGATCAGTCTATCACAAGTAACGATATATCTGTAGCAATTGAAAAGCGATTTACTGCGGATACTACAAGAACAACTAGTTACATACTAGACTTTGGAACAGAATTGATACAAGGAACTACATCTCAGCGGCTTGTTTCTTCTCCATCATTTGGTTACAGAGATTCAACTGGAATTGAGAGAAATTGTTTCTTAGAAGAAGTCTTGCAATCATTTACTGGTGTAGATACGATTGACGTATTGGCTCCAGGTAGTGGTTATGTGAGCACTCCAGATGTTATCGTCGATGGTGATGGTACAGGCGCAATTGCGAGAGCATTGATTGTTAATGGATCTGTCAAGAGAATTGAAGTTGTTAATCCTGGTTCTGGTTATACCTCCGCCAGCGTTACAATTTCTGGAGGAGGCGGCGCTGGTGCTACTGCTAGAATCAATCTTCAAGGTAGAAACGGTAAGTTGCGCATTTACTACTATGATAGCAATAATATTAAAAAAACAATCACTGATGATGCAGGAACAATTGATTATTTAAACGGTGTCGTTCGATTAAACAATTTCTCACCAACAAGCGTAGATGATCCGTTTGAAACTCTAGTTATTAGAGCAATTCCACGCAAGAAGATTTTCTCTTCTGTGAGAAATAGAATTATCACGCTCGATGTAACTGATCCAACGGCAATAACAACAACACTAACTGCAGTGGTTGAGCCATAATATGTCTGCAGCAGAAAAAACAATCTCAGCACTGATTGAGTCTGAATTACCAGACTTTGTAAATGCGGAACACGAAACGTTCAAGCGTTTTTTAGAGCTCTATTATCAATGGATGGAGCAAAATTCTGCAAATGGTATTTCTAATACAGCAGGAAATACCATTTATCATGCAATGCAGATTGAGAATTATCGTGACATTGATCAAACGCCGCCTGAATTTGTAAAGTATTTTAAAGACGAAATCTTACCATTTTTCCCAGAAAATTCTTCTTTGAGCACTGAAAAGATTCTTAAATCTGCTCGTGAATTCTATAGCAAAAAAGGTAGTGATGAATCACTACGTTGGTTGTTCAAAGCATTGTTCAATGAAGATATTGAAATTAATTATCCAAAAGAACAGATTTTTATTGACTCTGAGTGAAAATGGATTCAACGAAGTACAATTAGAATCACAATAACTGAACAAAATAAAAACGTT